AAGAAGACTTGAGGAAAAAGATGTGAGGGTTATAGTTTCAACTTATAAAGATAATCCTTATTTGTCAGACAACGAAATAAAAGAAATTGAAAGACTTGAAAAAACTGACCCGATGTTATGGCAAATATATTGACTTTGACAATATGGTAAAATCCAAGGGCTTATATTTGATTTTAAAGTAGTTCCTAGATTTCCAGTTGAAGCAAATTTTATTTGATACTGATTGGACTTCTGATATACCAATGACCCCACAGCGATGACTTGAGTTTATTTATACAATAACGAATTATATTTTGATGAGATTATTTATCAAACACAATTAACAAATAGCGATATTATAAAAAAATTAAAAGATTTTTGAATAAGACAAAATGATGATATTGTTTGAGATAGTTCTGAACCGAAATCAATAGAAGATATAAGCAGAGCCTGATATAATATCAGATGAGCAGTAAAATGACCAGATAGTATTTTATTTTGAATTGATTTACTTAAGCAATATAAAATAAACATCACTGAAACAAGTATAAATGTTCTTAGAGAGTTTAAACATTACAAACGGGCTTTAGATAAAGATTGAAAAGCTTTAAATAAACCGATTGATAATTTTAATCATGCTATTGACTGAATAAGATATATTTGCACTTATAAACTTAAAAAACAAAAAACTTTATTTGTTTACTAATAAATATGGCGAGTAGAGAGGCAAGATTTTCAATGTGTCATAATGCTATTTGGAAAGAAACAGCAATGTGGATGAAGCATTATAGAAAACATTATTGTATTGAAGAATATAATCAAATAATAATGCCACTTATTGAATTGTATAGAAAAATAGAATTTGAAATAAAATCAGAAATATTTATTTCAAGAGCTGATTATAGAATTATGATTAAAAATTTAAATAATAATTTGCCAAAAGACAAATAAATTATTATTATAAAATAAATATTTTTTAAAATACTAATTATGTGACTTTTTGATATTTTCAATAAAACAACAAAAGATAACACTCCAAGTGTAAAGGTTGAGAGTGTAGGATGATTTGTTTTAAACTATGATTATTCATTTGAAGTTTATTACAAATACTATAATTTAAATCCGTTTGTTTATTCTTGCATCAATAAAAGAAGTAATGATATTTGAAGTCATTGATTTGAGTTATTGATATGAAAAACAAATAAAAATGATGATTTAGAAAAATTTTTGAAAAACTCTACAACACCTACTCCAAAAGAATTTTTCAAAAGAATTTTTAGGGATTACGATATAACTTGAAATGCATATGTTTTTATAGTTAGAGATATAAATAATAATCCAGTATGATTACAAGTTCTTGATCCAAGATATATAACACCAGTAACAGACAAATATTGAATTGTAATTTGATATTTACAAAATTTAAACTGAATAAAAGCTTTTACTAAAGATGAAGTATTTCATTTAAAAAACGATAATGATATTGATAACGAAATAGTTTGAAAATCAAAAATGACAAGCTTATTAACTGATATTGAAAGCGACCAAGAGGCTAGAGATAGCAACCTTGCATTTTTTAAAAATAATCAAACTCCTTCAAGTATTGTTATTATTGATAATGATTACAAAATGGATTCTTGAAATCTTACACAAGTTCTATGAAAACTAAAAGAAATGTTTGAGTGATGAAAATATCAAGGTTGAAAAAATAAACATAGAACTTTAATTACACAATGAATAAAAGAAGTAATTAAAGTTCAAGATAAAATAAACGATATGGAATTTTTACAATTAAGAAAATTTTCGTTAGAGGTTACATGTGCTGTATATGAAGTTCCAAAATCTTTATTGTGATATACTGATTGAGTAAGTTACACAAACTGAAATAATCAATATGATATATATCGGGACACAATAGAAGCTAGTGAAGATAAATTATGAGATTTTTTAGATAAAATATTAAAATTATTTGATACAAGATATGAATTTTATTTTATAAAAGATAATTTAAGAAAATTAGCAATAAAAGCAGAAATAGCTTGAAAAATGTATAAAACTGATAATTTGATTTCATTAGATGAGGCAAGAGAAATTATTCAGTATGAAAAAGCTAAAGAGTGAGATAGGTTTTTTAATGATAGTACAAGTCAAAATAATACTTTACAAGAAAATAAAAAATAAAACTTTACAAAGGAATAAAAAAAAATAGTATTAAAAATGTTTATTAGTTTATTAACATAATATGATTTACTGAATGATAGAAACTAATATCATCAGTCAAAGAGAAGATTTAAATAAAAGTCTTCAAAAAAAAATCCCAGAATGAGCTATTTATTTTGAATGAATAGTAAGTAATTGAGATTTAAATAGGAATTGATATATTATTGATAGTAATGCATGGTTTTTTGATAAATGAAAGTATGTAAAAAACTTTCTTAAATCATGAAGTGTATTATATTGACATAATAGCGATAAGCCTATATGAAGACCTTTAAGCTTTGAACTTGATTGAGAAGATATTAAAGTTAGTGGTTATGTTTTTGATGACATATACACTAATGGGGCTATTTGAAGAGGTTTAGTTTTATGATTATCTACTGGGCATATAACACATGAAAGAATGTGGCAAGACTCTAAATGAAAAAGAAAAACAGATGAAGAGTTTTGGCAAATGTCTTACGATGAGATTTTTTCATGAAATTGGACAATGGTAGTAACTAAAGCTGAAATAGTAGAGTTTAGTTTTGTAACTACTCCTAGCAATAGAGCTTCAGTTGTAGCGAATGAATTTTCGCAAAAATTAAATAAAGACCTAAATGAGGTTGAGAGTTTATTTCTTAAATATAGTTCTATGAACGAAAAAGATAAAGTTGTTGTAACTGCAGAAGAAAATAAAGCTGTAGAAAATCAAGAACTAGAAGTTTTGAAAAATGAAGTAGAAACTTTAAAAAATGATATGGCTTCAAAAGTTACTGAAATGGAAACTTTAAAAAACGATTTAGTATTAAAAGATACTGAAATAAATTCATTAAAAGAAACATTATCAAGAAAAGATAATGAACTTGAATTATTGAAAAATGAAGCAAAAGATAAAATTTTAGCAGAAGTTAAAATTGAATCTAATAAAAATGAAGTAAAATCAGATGTTAAAACAATGGAAGATTTTGCGAAAAAATACCAAAAATAATTTATATTTTTAATTTAAAAAATTATGTTAACACAAGAAATGTTGTATAATGCAATTACATTATACCATGTAAATAAAAAAGGTTGAGAAATGAAATCAGACCTTGAAAAAGTATTAGCTGAAAAGAATTTATCAGTTGATAAAATGTTAAATATGTCTTGATTAGATTATTTAAAAAATGCTAATGAAGTTATGGCTACTACTCAAACTGGTTACGGTAAAGAGTGGGTACAAGAAACAATTTTATCTTCTGAATTAATTGAAAGATTAAAATTATCAGACTCATTATTAGTAGATGCTACTATTAAATTAATGGACTGAAAAACATTAGATGTTCCAGTTAGAGGATGAAGAGTTAGAATGACTTTAACTACTGAATTAGTAAATGCACCAACTGGATGAGCTACTAATGCTTCACAAGTTAAAAAATTATCAACTCCAAAAATTACATTGACTGCTAAAGAAATGAAAATCACAATTTATTATTCTGATACTTTCTTAGAAGACTCTGTTATTGCTATTGCTCAATATGTTTTAGATTCTATCGCTGATGCTTACGAAAGTTCAATTCACGAAGTTTTAATAAATGGTGATACTGCAACAGGTGCTAATGTTAATATCAATATTATTGATGCTAATACATCAACTTTAGCTGACTGAGATAAAACAGATTTCTTAGCTGCTAATGGATGAAGAAAAATAGCTATTTCAAAATCAGCAACAGTTGATGCTTGAGGAAACTTAGCAATTGAAAATGTAAGAAGTGCAAGAGCTAAAATGTGAGCTAAATGAATAAATCCAGCTGAATTAAGATTAGTTCCAGATTTAGAAACTTACTTAGAATTACTAAATTTAAGTGAAGTTGAAACTATTGAAAAATTTGGTTGAGCTGCAACTATTGTAAATGGTAAATTAGCTGCGATTGACTGAATAAAAATAATCAATAGAGAAGAATTATTAAGAGCTACGGCAAATGGTACAATTTCTGCAACTCCTGCTAATAATACAAAAGGTCAAATTTGATTAGTTCATACTCCTTCAATTAATGTTTGAATTAGAAGAGGTTTAACAACTGAATTATCAAGATATGCTGAAGATGGTATTACTTGAGTTACTTGAACTGCTAGAGTTGCTGTAACATTCAATGATGTTCAAAATAATGTATTACCTACTAGTCCAGCTGCATTAATTGTAAATGTTTAATTTTTAATAAAAAGATACTATGGTTAAAATAGCATTGATAAAATTCAATTCAAATTTAGCATATGGATTATGATGAGGTAAAAGACAAAACTTTAAAAAGTGAGATAAAGTAATCGTTCAAAAAGATGAAGTTCTTAGATTATTAAGACTTTGATGTACTTTAGAATGAGAAGTTGAACTTACTTATAAAGAACATAAAACATTGTTTAAAAAATGAAAAGAAACAGCTGAAACTGAAAAAGTAGAAGCTCCAGCTGAAACTACAGAAGTAGAACCTGAAACTGATGTAGAAACTGAAAAAGTAGAAGCTCCAGCTGAAACTGATGTAGTTGATAAAACAACTGAAACAAATTAATAAAGGAGCTTAGGCTCCTTTTATTTTTTAAAAATAGAAAAATGATAATACCACTTAGTCAAGTAAAAACATTTTTGTGAATAACTTTTAATGATGATGATTTAAGACTTCAAGCAATACTTGACTCAGTTTTAGATCAGAGTGAAAAAATTATTTGAGATATATCAAATTGACCAAAAAAACAATTTGTTAAAAATACTAGTGTAAAAAATGAAACTTTTACACTAAATATTATAAATGCAACAAAATTACTAAAAGTAAATGGCGTAGATTATTCTTGAAAAGTATCTTGAATAGATTATTTAATAAATACTGATAATAATATAATTGTCAAGTGAGTTTATTGAGATATAAGCAACGATTTTTGATTTTTTGAAGTAGAATATACGGCAGGATTTACAACGCTTCCAAAGTCATTTATTTGAATAATTTCAACATATTGTTGAATTTTATACGCAAAAGACCTTTGAAGAGATGTAGCTAGTGAAAAATTATGACCTAGATGAGTTGATTATTCAAATATAGCTACTGAAAAAGCTGAAAATATTTTTATTGCATGATTATCTCAATTTATACCTTTAGCTTTAAAAATTTATTAAAATATTATGAAAAAATTTTATAATACAATTTGTGACATATATTCTTTTTGAACGAAAAAAGAAAGATGAACTATTGTAGAATCAAGAATTTTAAAATATTGAAACGCTAAATGTTCTATTTGGAGTACTTCAAAAAGTTTTTGACAAACAAATCAATCAGTTCAAACAAATACAAATAATTTTGAAATAAATGTTTCAAGTGAATATAATAATTTAAAAATTTGAGATATTATTGTTATTTCTTGAACGAATTATAAAATTTTAAACATAATTCCTCATGAAAGATATAATTGAAAAATTGATAATTATCAAATATTTACTAATATAACTGAAAATGTCACTTAATTTTAAATTTGATTTTTCTGATTTATGAAAAAATATAGCTAAATCAACAATTTGAGATGTTGAAGAAACTTTAAAAAGTGTTTTTATTGATATAAAACTTTTTTCTCCAATAAAAACTTGAAAATATGCCTCAAAACATAGGTATAAATGAGTTAAAATTGAGTGAAACAAAGTTATATGAGAAATTGAAAATAATTGAGAATATTCTGAAAGAGTTGAAGAGTGATTTAGAAAAACTGCAGTAAATTGGAATTTAAAAAATTTATGACAATTATATCACTCAAAATGAGCTAATGTTTACGCAAAAGCCATAGAAAAAAATAAAAATAATTATTTAAAAAGATTAAAATGATAATAAATTTTTGAAGTATTGTTGATAAATTTGAAGCATTTTTATCAGACAATACTAACATATCATGATTATTTGTTGGATGAATTAGTGCTTGAAAACCAATAATACAATGAGAATGATTAAGTTTATATTTTTCATTAGAAAATAATTCGCCTTTAATTTCATCAAGTAGAAAAAATTCTTGAGTTATAAATAAAAGAGCTTTAGTGCAATTTGTTTTAGTATCTAATAAAAAAGATATTCCACAAGTTGAGTTATATGAAGCTTTGGATCTGTTAACAAATGAAATTTGTGAAAAAAAGATTTTTCTTGATACTTTTGAAATTTTAGGAATAAATGAAGATACTCAAAGTTGAGTAACTTATGATGAAAATGAAAATCCTATAATTATAGCACTATACCAAATTGATTATAAATCAAAATATTAAAACTTCTTTACAAAAGAATTTATTTTTATACAATTTATAATGTATTTTATATTTTAAACATTAAAAAATATGCCAGTTTTAGACATAGAAAAAAATGCACCAATTGGTGAAAATGGTACAGGTATACTTTACATAGCAACTGATTACGATAATGCAATATTTGCTGATTGAGATTGAACTAATGAAACAACTCAAATAACTGATATTGAGGCAGATTACACTTTTGCTGATGTATGATATTTTGAAAACTTCGCTCCTTATGTTAAAAAAGGTGATGAAAGAATTATAACAACTTCTTATTGTGGAGTTGGAGAAGTTTCCAGAAAACTTGAAAAAATAACAGGTTTTACTGTTGATGTTCAAGAAATTCTTGAAATGGATAACTTAGCATTAATTTTAAATGCATCTGTTAAAAAAGTTACTGCTTGACCAGCAGTTAAATGATCAGAAACTATTTCAATGAAAAGACAATTTAAAACAAATAATTATCAATTATTTAAATTTGTATCTTGTCCTGATGCTGATGGTTTATCTAACACTTTCTATTTTGTAAAAGCCGCTTTAGCTGCTGACATAACAGTTCCTTATATAGATTTACAAAAAGATGATTTCGCTTGAGTTACTTTAGATTTTGAAGTTGCTAAAGGTTGAAATATGTTACTTAAAAAAGAAACTGCTAAAGCTACTGTTTAATTTAGTTTTACAAAAGAAGCAAAAGTATTATAATAAAATTATTATTATAGTACTTTTTTTTATGCAAACAAGATTTCCAGTAAGAAAGACTTACCAACAAGATTTTATAAATACAAAATGAAAAATATTATTTTCTATTGAGTATAAACAAGCGACAATGCTTGAATATTATGAATTTTTAAACAAAGATAAAAATGAACAAATTCTAGATTTATATAAAATTATAAAAGAAAAAATAAAATATAGTTTTTTTGATAAAGTTAAATTATTTTTTAATAAAAATTATAAATCAAAAATTGAATTGTGATTAAATTTTGAAAATGCATTTTTAAGTATTATGTCAAATAAATTTAGAACTTATGAAAGCATTTTTAATAAAGTAAAATCTAGAATGCAAAATAAATGATGAAATAAATGAACGATAGATAGTGTTTGATTATCAATGATATGTAAAGAATATAATATATCTCCTACTGATTTATTGAATAATTATACTTTAGAACAATATTTTTGGTTTCTTGATTGAATTGAGTGGAATAATAACGCTTTAACTAAAGAATGACAATCAATAAATAATGAAGCTATAAAAGATACTGAAGCTATCAAAAAAAGAGCTGAACAAACAAAAAAAGCATTTAATAAATTATAATTTAACTTTAAAAATATGGGTGTTGAAAAAGTTGTAGCACAAATAGTCGCAGAAGTTGACGACCAAAGTATTAAACAAGCAGAAAATGACTTAAAAACTTTTGCAAGAGATACTAAAAAAGAACTAGATAAGGATTTTCTATTAAAATTACAAATAGATAAAGCTAATTTATCACTTGAATTAGAAAAAGCAAAAGCATTGCTAAATAAAGCAAAAAAAGAAAATGATCAAGCCTCAATAATTGATATGACTATAAAAGTTGATACTTTAAAAAGTAATTTAACTGAAGCCTGAAGACAATTAAATAACTATAAAAATACTTGAGATATTGCCTTAAGTAGATTGCAAGCTAAATTTAATCAAGTTACAGAAGAAATTAAAAAAACTAGAGCTGAATTAGTTAATGTGTGAAAATCTACATCAAAATTAGATAGTATAGCAATTTCATTAAGTGAGTGAAAAATAACAGCTGATGAAGCAAAAAAAGCATTAGAAAATATAAATAATACTAACTTTTCAAAAATAACTGCATGAATTCAATGATTATTTAAAGCTTTTATCTGATTTGAAGTATTATGAACCATTAAAGATTTTATTGTAGACTCTATAAATTATAGTGCAAACTTAGAACAAATATCAGTTTCTTTTGAAAATATAACATGAAGTGCAACTGATGCTCAAAAAATTATTAAAGATATACAAACATTAGCAAATAATACACCTTTTGAATTTAGTTGATTAGCAGATTGAGCTAGATTATTAATGAGTGTTGCTTGAATTTGAAAAGATGATGTTATACCAGTGCTTACAGCTTTATGAGATATAGCAGCTAGTCAATGAAAAGATATTTGACAAACAGTTGAAGCTTTTAATGATGCTATAACTTGAGAATTTGAAAGATTAAAAGAATTTGGTATTAGGGCAAGTTCATCTGGCGACAAGGTAACATTTACTTTTAAATGACAAAAAACAACTGTAGATAAAACAACTGGAGCTATTCAAGATTATCTTTTAAACTTGTCAGAAGTTCAATGAGTATCTTGAAGTATGGAAAAACAAAGCCAAACACTTAATTGAAAATGGTCTACTCTAAAAGATACTATACAGTCTGCTTGATGAGTTATTGCTGATTTTTTTACACCAGCAATAAAACAATTAATATCATCTTTAATAGCAATTATAAGTGTTTTTAAAATAGTATGAAACTGAATTCTTTGATTTGCAAAATTATGAGTTGCTTGATTTACATTTTTATGAGAAAGTAGTTATAATATAGCTAAATATATTTATAATAATTGGACAATTTTTACAAAAAATTTACAAATATTATTTAAAAATTTAGGGACTAATTTAGGAAAAGCTTTTGATAATTTACCTTGAGCAGTTGCAGTAGTTTTAAAAAATACTTTAATTAAATTTGATGGTTTTATTACAAGTATAGGAAATGCTTTTGGTCTTGATATATCAAAAAAATTATGACTTAATAAAATTATTGATACAATTGACACAGCTACAAAATGAATTTGATTTGTTGATTTAACTGCTTGATTTCAAGAATTACCTAAATTTAATAATGATTTAAAAAATACATCTACTATATTTGATAGTTTTTTAGCAACATCAGATGATATGGCTAAGAATTTTGATGATATAAAAAAAGCATTAACAGTAAGTCCAAGCACTCCGAGTACTCCAAATAAAACTACAGTAATCCCTCCTATAGATGATGCTAAAACTAATATAAATAATCTTGAAACATTAAGAAATAAACTAAAAACAGCAAAAGATGAGCTTGAAAAATTAACAATTTGAAGTGAAGCTTATAAGAAAAAACAAAAAGAAATTGCTGATTTAGAAAAGCAGATAGATGATGCAGAGTGAAAAAAAGCAACAGGCTCTACAAAGAAAAAAACAGATTTAGAAGAAGAAGCACAAAAAAAACAAGTTGAAATGCTTGAAAGAAATAAAAAATATAAAGATAAATTAAGAGATGAAGAAGAAAAAAGAGAAGAAGAAAAAAACAAAAAATTAAAAAATAATTTAGATGCTTTAAGTGATGCATATAAAGAGTGATGAGATATTTATGGAGATGTAATTGATGAAGCAAAAGATAAGTCTGATGAATTTTCAGACAAAATAAAAGATTTACAAGAAGATATAAAAGATTTAAATAAAGATTTAGCTGATTTAGAAAGTGAGAAAGTAAAAACATTATGAGAAAGATTTGTTGAAACTTGAGATAAAATAAAAGATTTAAATAAAGAGATAAAAGACTTAAAAGACTCTTGAATAAATGAAAATATAGCACAATCAATATGATTAGATACTTTAAGATTAATGCAATCTGATAGCGAAATTTGATGATGAAAAGTTAGTGATTTAATTAAACTTTTAGAATTACAAAAAGAATTAAATGATTTAAAAAATGAACAAATTTTAATCCAACAAAATATAACTGATTCACAAATTACTGAAGCTCAAAGAGTTGCTTGATTATCTGAAACAGCAAAATATTTAGAAGAATTTGATATAAAAAAACAAAAAATACTTGATGATAAAGCATTAAAAGACCAAGAAATATTAAATTTACAAACTCAAAAAGATGCTGAGGCTAAAATAATTGAAGATTTTAATAATAAAAAAGCTCAATTAGATGAAAATTACAAAAATAAAGTTGCAAGTATTGAAAGTCAAATAACTGATAAAACTTTACTTGAAGTAAATAAAAGATTATCTTTTTTGGAAGAATTAAGACAAAAAGCTATTGCTACTGCTGAAGCTATGAGAAGTGCTTGAGTTTCTACAACTACAACAACAATAAATAATAATCCAAATGTTGTAGTCAATGCTAATTTAACAAATGATGTGGATGTAAATAATTTATGAAACAAATTAGCTGATAAAGTTAGTTTATCAAAAAAATGAATTGATTAATTTTTAACTTAAAATAATATGATAAATACTCAATTAAATCAAGATATATTAAATAAAGATAACTTGTTGCTTTCTCAAACAAAGTGACAAGTTGAATTTAATAATTTTAATTTAACAAGTTTATGTTGAAATAAAACTTGAATTATGATCACTGATGAAAATTTTTTTGATAATTGAAATATAGATATTTGAAGTTTTGTTTTTAGTCAAATTGATTGATGAGGTATTTATAGTAAAAAATACTGAAATAAAGAAATACAAATAAAATTATTTATTCAATGAGAAAATTTTAATGATTTAATTTCAAGAATTGATGAATTAAAAAAGAATACTCAATGAATTGAGTCTGAATTTGATATATTAGTAAATTGAGAATATAGAACATATATTGCAACTTGTAATAGTATAACTATTCCAAATTTATCAGCTAGTCAAGATTTTGTTGATGAACTTGAAATGAATTTTACAATAACAAATTGAAATTGGTATACTAAAAAATCAGAATATACATTTTTTTCAAATCAAATTTGAAATATGCAAGCAATTATAAATAATTGATGAACTCATAAATCTTTCCCAAAAATTGTTTTATTATGTAAAAGTTCTTGAAATACTATAAGTAATATAGAAATTATTTTAAAACAAATATGAGATATAAGTGGATACCCTATTTCAATAAATACTCCAGTTTCTAATAATGATATAGTTATTTTTGATTATATGCAAAAAATAGTTACAATAAATGATGTAGAAGTTAGATTTTTTTGACCTATGACACCATTTGAAACTTGATTTAATGTAGTAGATATAAATATCACTTGAGAGTCAAATTATGATGCATATATTTTATATAATAAGGTTTATTTATAATGAAATATTTTGAAATAAAATTATACTCCCAAAAATGAGAGTTTAAAAAACAAATAAATACAACTAGTGATATAAATTTTTCTGAACAACTAGATTGATGACAATCAAATTTAAACTTAGAAGTAATTTGAAATAGTATTGATTTTAATTGTTCAGATATTATTGAAATAAGAGAGGTAAATATATGAATTAAATTACAATTAAATTATTGGGATGATTCACAAATATGGGATGACTGAGAAAATCCAGTAATTTCTACATATACTTGAATAATTGAAAAAATATGAGTTACTGAATATCAAAAAAAAGAAGTATTAAATTTAGAAATTTATTGAATTTTTACAG